CATAAGAGGTATTATTATGAACGAAAAAGAAATTACACTGAAGCTCACAATTGAAGACATTAATGGAATTTTGAATGGGCTCGGCAAACTTCCACTTGAGCAATCTCTTGGGCTATTTACCAAAGTCAAACAACAAGCAGAAGCACAACTTCCACAACAAGAACCTACGGCTGAAGTAGTGTAATATCCATCTAAGATTTGGATAGATTGCATTGACGCATAAATATAATAAACATATTCAGGGAATACAATGTCAACCGTCTATTCAAATCTTTTCGTAAATCAAGGTGCGTCGTTCACAAAAATCTTTGATTTGACTGATAAGTACAAGCAACCAATTGATATTACGGATATTGAGATACAAGGAAGATTATCAAGGTCTTATAGTAGCACTAGCTACGTGACATTTGATGTAGAAATATTAGATTATACTTATGGTAAAGTTAAAATAAGTCTTACTGCAACAGCCACTACTTCTCTTGTTGCTGGACGATATGTATATGAAATTATGGCACTTGACCCATATGGCAATGTAACAAAAATTGTAGAAGGTCTTGTTGATGTTACTCCCGGCGTTGGTGTTATCACTTCACAATACATAGTATCAGGACAATAAGATGCAAATTACAACAGACTTAGGACAAAGTAGTTCAGGATTAGGATTAACCGTTGTTCAAGGAGATACTAAGCCACCTTTGGTCATAAATCTTGCACAAGAAACAACCAACTATTCTACAGGACTTGTAACAGACTCTCCTATTGACGTATCAACATCAACAGTATTGTTAAAAATACGAAAAGTTGGAAGCAATACTCTTATCGATACTATAACTTGTATCAACCTTCCCGGATTTGAATATGCAAATGGTGTAGTAAATTTAACACCACCGTTCAATATGCCCGGTAAAGGTGGAAGAATTATGGCAAATTGGAAGACAAATTCATTGTCCGTTGCAGGTGTGATTGAGGGTGAAGTGGAAATTACTTACCCTGATGGTACTATACAGACTGCTGCTAATGTTGTCAAACTTCGTGTAAAACCACAATTCTAATTTGTCGTATAAATGCTTAAAATAAAAATATATGAAGCATATGCAACAAAGATTTCTGCATATCTAGAAGAAAAAGGATTAAATAAATTCTTTGGTGAACTGCAATCTTCTTTAGATCATATCTCAACTATTGGAACAACAAAAAGTATTCCTATTGATGTTCAACTGCAGCTTGAGCATATCAATGCTATTCTCACGGGAAAGAAGTTAACCGATTCTGCCATATTCCATGATTTGATTGTAACACAGTCACTTTTTAATAGAGCATTTTCTGATACACAAAGTCAAAATGATGTTAAGTTATTGGCTACGGGCAAGGCGGCTAATACAGATAGTCAGACTCAGACTGATATTAGAGTTTCAACCGTAGGCAAATTAGCCAATACCGATACCCAATTACAGACAGATATTCGTTTGACTACTGTTGGCAAGGCGGCTAATACAGATAGTCAGACTCAGACTGATATTAGAGTTTCTAACGTTGGTAAAAAATCAAATACTGACACTCAATTACAGACTGATATCAGATTAACTACCGTTGGCAAGGTGGCTAATACAGATAGTCAGACTCAGACTGATATTAGAACAAATGCAGTTGGTAAGAATAATTCAGATAGTCAAACACAATCTGATAGTAAGTTATTTACGGTCGGTAAGGTTAATTTGGATAGTCAAACACAATCTGATGCATATGTGAATAACCTAAATAGAGGAACGATGGTTGATACACAACCTAATTCAAGTAACGGTACCATAATGATAAATAACTATGTGGACAGTTACTATTTTGCAGCAGATTTTATAGGAAGTTCTGGTACTTTCTAATTATACACACAAGGAGATATAAATGTTAGTAGATCAAATCAATCCCAAGGGACAATTAACTATTGTTGTTACCAATGACGCAACAGGTATCGAATCGACAAATATTTCGGTTTCGAATCTGGTTGTGACGACTGGTAAAAACTGGATGACTTCTAGACTTACTGATACTGGTATTTCTGGTGGTTCGACAATCATGACTTATATGGCTATTGGGGCAAATACTCAAGTGGCTGCTGTGACCGATACTGCACTGTTCCAAGAGCTTGGTAGAGTGGCCCTAGTGACCGCTGGTGGTGTCGTTACATCCAATACCATTACATATGTTGGAACATTCCCTGCAGGTACTGGCACAGGTTCTGTGACTGAGGCTGCTATTCTTAATGCGGTTTCTGCTGGTACCATGCTTGCTAGAACCACTTTTGGTCTGGTTACTAAAGGTGCTGGCGATACAATGTCAGTAACTTGGCAGGTGACCTTACCATAAACTTACAGTAACCTTATAACAGGATAATAAATGGCTCTAATATTAGCTGACAGAGTATTCGAAACGACCGTCACCACAGGCACTGGTACACTGACACTTGCTGGTGCGCAGCTTGGTTATAGGTCTTTTCTTGCGGGTATCGGTGTAAACAATACTACATTTTACTCTGTAGCTAATGCCGGTCTTACTGAGTGGGAAATTGGTCTTGGTACACTTGATGCTACTGGAGCATTGTTATCGAGAACTACGGTGTATTCATCATCAAATGCCGGGGCATTAGTAAACTTCTCTACAGGAACAAAGAGTGTATTCTGTGATATTCCAGCATCTAAAGTTTTATACTCTGATGCTGCAGGTAACACTGGACCAACTTTGACAAATTCTGTACTAACAACACCCACACTTAATGGCGGAACAATAAATTCTACCAATTTAAATTCAATGGTTAACCTTCTTTTAGTAGGACTATAAAAAATGGCAAAAAGTCAATTATTAAACTTTTCTCAAACGTTAAACACTGTACAGACTACATTTGATATTTCTAGTCCTATTAGCGTTATTTCTGTTGCTACAACTGCCGTAGGAACAGGTTTAACACCCGGTTCTAGAACATTTACAGCCAACGTATCAACCATCACTGCAGCAAGTGTCATCACTAATGCAACATGGACAGCAACAGTTGGTGGAGCATCAAATACGGTTATAAGCATTCCTGTGGTAACTAACGTAGGATCATTCTACCTCAATGTACCACCAACTCCAAATTCAGCAAACGTTGATTCTGGAACATCTAGTGCAACATTTACTTTTGTAACAGGTTTACTCAATACTCTGTATACTGCGGCAGGTAATGATGCAGTAGTTAAAGCTATTAACGTATCATCCACTGATTCTGTTGCAAGAACACTATCAATATGGATAAATACTGGTACTGGTGGTGATAAGCTGGTTGGTGCTGTATCTGTCCCGGCTGGTTCTGGTAATACTGGTGCATTGGCATCTATTGATTTGCTTGGTGGAACATTATTACCATCGTTACCATATGACGCAAATGGTAAGCGCGTATTGCCACTTAAAGCTGGTACTATCGTTAAAGTATCTGTTCCTACTGTTACTGCTTCTACAAATATTTTTGTTCAAGCAATGGTTGAAGAATACTAAAATATGTCAGAGAAACTAGGCGTAAATCTCCCATCTTACATGGGGCTTCATAATTCTTTAACAGGAAACTCTACTAAGCTCGGGTTTGATTCTCTGAGTAATAGGGGAATTAATAGCATAGTTTCAAAAAGTAATAGATTCAATGTTCCTAATTGGACAACTGGTATATTCCCACACGGTTCGGCAAAGTTAGACTTAGATTTTATCGTCCAGCAAGGTTATGTTCAGGGATATGGTCTGGGTGGTTGTATGGATCATATTACATTTTCTAGAGCATCTTCTGGGACTTATTTTGGGTCGGATGGATTGATGGTAATATCACAAAATTTATTTACATATAGTAATGATTTTTCCAAGTGGACATTTTCTTCTGCCTCAGCAACTACCAATAGTATAACATTGGGTACTGGATATGGAACATATTGTTATAAGCAAATATCCGGTGCATTATCTGGGCAAACATATACAGGAAGTATAACATTAAGTGGGGTTCCGGGAACACAATGTTATTTGGCAATTTCCGAAGATACTGGAACATTTCCGATAACAAAGTTGCTTATAACATTGACAACAACACCAACTAGATATTCTGTTACTAGAACACTCACACAAAGTGGAGGTGTTATAGATTTGCGGGTGGCTGATAATAATCAAGCAATAGTAGTAACGGCGTCGAACGCACAATTAGAACTTGGCGCATCAGCTACATCATATTCAAATCCTACTGGACCACGCTTTGATTATGATTCATCTACTCCTGCGGGGACTACCGGGGTGGAGTTGACTCCCAGTGGGTCGTTCACTCTGAACGCTTTAAGTCTTGGTTCTAGTGATGGGGCATTCTCCACGTTGGGTGGGAATACGACTATTGTCAGGAACACTACGGATGCTTTTTACACCCAGAATTCCCCCACACTCGTTTTAGGAAAAACATACAAAGTCACAGTTACCGTTGTCTCAGGTAGTGCACGATGCGGATTTGGTGATTCTGGGCTATCCCTAGTTCAACAACAATCTACATTGTCTGTGGGGTCAAACACTATTTATGTCAATCTGACTTCTGCGACTTACACAAGATTTTCCATCTGGCCTTTCAGCACATCCTCCACAATAGTTGTCTCCAACATCTCCGTCCAAGAAGTAGTATTCCCATCTAAAGGATTGTTGATTGAAGAGTCTCGGACTAATTTATGTCTACAAAGCCAAAATTTGACAACGACACCTTGGTCGGTTAATGGCGCACCTTCTCCAATCGCAGCAATTTCCCCAGATGGCGGGACTAATGCATACACATTAACAACTGCAACGGGGTCAGGTGCGGGATACTTTCAGTTCGTTAATGTAACTGGATCGACCACATATACATTTAGTAGATATGTTAAGAAGGTGAGCGGTACTGGAACTTCCGTGCGTATTGGGTCTGATACTGGAGGTTCTGTATGGGTTGGTGGAGCGGGTGCATTTGCAGATTTTAATTTAGATACTTTGACGTTTAATATAGGTGGCGGAACTGTTACCACTGGATATCAATATTTAAATAATGGTTGGTATCGCATTTGGTTAACAGCCACAACTATGGCAGGTGCCACCTCTGTGGCCGTATTGAGTTATGTAGTAGCTTCAGGCGCTGCCTCTGCAACTTTTTGGGGTTGTCAAGTGGAAGCAGGATCATTTCCAACATCATACATACCAACAACTACATCAACATCAACAAGAGCAGCGGATTTTGTCGCAATGTATGGTCAAAATTTTAGCAATTGGTGGAATCAATCCACATTTTCTATGATGTTTGAAGTGGATGCGTTCTTAAAAAATGGAGCTTATGTGTTTAGTGTAGACACAGGACCGGGAATGAGTATTCCGATAGCTGGAGGGGCATCACAGTGGAATAACACAAATTCATTAATTTGCTCTGGTGCATATAATCCAATAAACAAATTTGCTATTTCACAATCGGTCATGGGGCGGTCTATTGTAAATAATGGCGGAACGGTGGGGACTGATACAAATCAAGCAATACCACAAATTCCATCATGGTTAATCTTAGGGGCTTATAGTAATGGCTCTTTGTTTTTGAACGGGCATTTCCGTAAATTTACATATTATAATACAGCTATACAAAATTTACAATTACTAACAACATAAAAAATGCAACTCATACTAATCTTTGCAATTATAATCATGGCATTGGCAGCATTTGCTATTCTCTACATAGGAGGCAACTCTTCTTCAAGCTATTTCATCATTGCTTGTATGGTGTGCACAATGGGTGGATTTATACTAGACGAAGTTATTATGGGTGAAGAATTTATTGTAGAGCGTATATGGAATCTTATTGCTAAACTATTCAATAAGCCTCCGTTAGAGTAATTCTTTTTCTTGGTTGTTATAAATACTAACAATACCATATAAAGAAGAATTCATAAATGCTCGGAAAATCACCATTATCATCCATTGCAATATCAAGTGTTTTAGGAACATCGGCAAACACTTCTAATGCTTCTTATCTTTCTCTACCATCCAACTATGATGTGTATGATAGAACTACATATGGAACACCATTATCTAATAACCAATTAGATCAAAACTTTATTAATATCAACAATTGGATGGTAGAAGATACGCCAACCATTATTGATGTTTATCCTACGCTTAATCTTGATTTTGTTAATAATAATGTACTTGATCCTAGAATAACTTTCTATAGAGCGTCAACAGGAACATATTATGATGGTAAGACACTAGCTTTGATGGAGCAAAACCTTTTTGCATATTCTAATAGTTTCGGTGCTGTGGTTGGTGGTAATTTGGTTAATAATGGAACGTTTTCTAATGACATCTCTGGGTGGAGTTTATATGGTGGGGCTACTGCAACATGGACTCCGGGGGCAATATCAGCAACCTCATCTGGTTCATCAAATCAACTAGTATTTCAAAATGTTAAAAATATTATTATTGGAAATTACTATAAAGTTACGTTCACTGTTTTATCTGGTTTGGTTGCATATTTGCTAATCTTAAATAGTAGTTATAATTTTTCAGGTGGTTATTATCCCGGAAGTTATTCTTTTATTGTGCAAGCTAATAGTAGTCAACTTGGATTTTGGGGTTCTAGTATTAATTCCAATGCAACTCTAACTAATATTTCTATAGTACCAATAGAACAATCTTCCACCTATTGGACTCAAAACCAGTGTACGATATATTCAAATCAAAATATTGATCCACTTGGAGGATCATCAGCATATAAGATAGTACCAGATACCACAACAAGCAATCATAATATTACTTACAATATAGCTAACAATGGTGTTTATACTGCATCAATATATGCAAAAGCAGGTGAGTATAATGCACTTTCAATATCCGATTCTACTTCTGCTTCTACTGGTTGGGTACATTTTGATCTTGTTAATGGTGTGGCTTCTTCTCTCGGCTCTGGTTGGTCTTCTGGCACTATTACTTCTGTAGGTAATGGTTGGTATAGATGTACAGCCACATCAACATCTAGAACCATCTCAAGTGTTTCATATTCTGTTATAGGACAGTTTTTATCATCTGGTTCGATTGCCCCTATTTTTACTGGTGATCTTACTATGGGCATTTACATCTATGGCGCCCAGTTTGAACAAAGATCATCTGTCACTGCATATACTCCTACAACGGGAACTTCTGTTTCTAACTATATGCCACAGTTGATGACAGCACAGGCTAATGTTCCTAGATTTGATTATGATCCTATATCGGGTGTATGTAAAGGGTTGTTGATTGAAGAGAATAGGACGAATTTACTTTTTTATAGTAGAGACTTGACTAATATAAATTGGACTCCAGCAGGTAGTATAGTAATAAAAAATCAAATAGGAGTTGATGGATCAATATCCGGAGCATGTCTACTAACAGAATCTAATACATTTAGTGCACATAGAACTTGGGCGTATGGGCAAACAAACATACCAGCAAATTCAGCATACACCTTTAGTTTTTTTGTAAAATCTGCCGGTAGAAATAAAATAGAAGTGTGGATCAATGATGGCGCAGGTAATAATGGTGGATATTGTTTTGTTGACTTGTTGACAGGTACTGTTAGTTCAGTTACAAATACTGGTGGAACAGGAACAGTAGCATCAACAACTAAAATTGGTAATGGTTGGTTTAGAGTACAAATTACTTCAACGAATGGTGCTTCTGCAATTACTGCACAATGTAGGCTGTATCTGTGGGATGGGTTTTCTGCGCATGATAGTCCGTACATGGGAGATTCTACAAAAGGAATTTTGGTAGATTATACTCAACTTGAAGTTGGTCAATTTGCATCATCCCCTATTGCAACAACATCATCTTCAACAGTAACAAGAGCAGTTGATTATGCTTCAATAACAGGAAACCTTTTTAATAATTGGTATAATAATACTCAAGGTACATTTTATTCTGAGGCAGATACTCTAGAACAATCAGTATCAAGATATCCAACATTATTTTCAGTAAATGATGGATATGGTGCGAATCTAATAATAGGATTTTTAAATCCTAATCCACTTACATATGGCGTTAATATATCAATAATAACACCAGCAGCAAATCAAATTAATGGTGGGCAAGGTGCATCATTTAAAAATGGAACTATAGCAAAACTTGGTGCATCATATGGTGGTTCTACAATGTCAATAACTTCGGCAGGATATATACCGTTAGTCGTAACTGGAAAAGTTATTCCATCTGGAATTACCTTGTTGCAAATAGGAAATACGGCATATGGAAATTACTTAAACGGACATATCAGAAAGTTACAATTCTACCCACAAGCATTTTCACCGTTACAACTACAATATCTGACAGGAAGATTATAAAATGACAACAATAGTAACTCGTCAGACAACGGCTCCTAATGCTAATAATCAGAATTCAACACTTTCTATTGCACAGTTAGATTCTAATATTGTCAATCTTAATACAGGTAAACTAGATCAGACTGGATATAGAGGTAATGTTTATCCATCATTAAACTTAGACTTCACTAAGGGTAAATTAGACCCTAGAATAAATTTTAATAGAGCCTCTACAGGAACTTATTATGATGGTAAGACTGTGGCGTTGGCTGAACAGAATTTGATATTGTATAGCAATTTTGTTGGAGGGCAAGTTATTGGCTCTATTTGGTCAACTTTTGCTGGGTCTACCGTGTCTTCGAATAATGTTATGGCACCGGATGGTACATTGACAGGGACTAATATAGCCTTTACCTCTGGACAAATATCCGGAACATATCAATCATTGGCTATTCCAATTGGATATGTGTATACGCTATCTGTATACGCTAAATCTACTGTTGGGAAAAAGTTTAAATTCAGATACTATGGATCACCACAGGCAGCATCATCAGATATTACAACCACATCCACATGGACTAGATATTCATTTACCTTTACTTCAAACTTAGTAGCTTGTGCAGTTGGCATGGAAAATGATAGTGGAACGAGTGCAGGTTCTGTTCAATTTTGGGGGGCGCAATTAGAAACTCGTTCTACTATGGGGCCATACACCCAAACAGTCGCACAGACTATCACAAACTATATTCCACAGTTAATTATAGCACCTGCAAATGTTCCTAGATTTTCATATGATCCATTGTCTAGAAAGCCTTTGGGACTGTTGATTGAGCAGCAAAGTACGAATTTATTGACTTATAGTGGAGACTTGACTAATGCAGCTTGGTCTAAAAATTCAAGTCCAATTGTATCTTCAAATTATACAGTTGCAATGGATGGATCATTTACTGCACAGAGATTTCAGTCTTCAACATATTATTCTGGAGTATATCAATTAATTACATTTGTTCCCGGAACAACATATACAGCAACTTGGTATGTTAAAGATAATGGTGGGTATAATAAGTTTATGCAGTTTGGCGTAGGAACGCAAGCATTTTCTTCTGGTTCGGGTGATCGTCTTTTTAACTTAAATTTAACAACAGGTGCAGTATCTGGAATAAATGCAGTTTTTACAATCCCACCAATAGTAACAAGTCTTGGTAATGGTATATGGAAAGTATCTTTAACATACACTGCTACTGGTTTTGGTTCAGTCGCTCCAAATATTATGTATGGCAATGGAATTGGAGTTGATGCTATATTTTACGGCGCTCAACAAGAATTAGGATCAACCGCCACATCATATATTCCTACAACATCTTCCACAGTAACAAGAGCGGCGGATTCTGTTATTGTTAATGGTACAAACTTTTCTAATTTTTATAATCAGAGTGAAGGTACTATTTTTGTTGAAAGAAGTTTGATAGCAGCCAATACTAATCAGACAGTGTTTTCTATTGATAATGGAACTACTGTTATGCGGTCTAGGAATGCTATTATAAGTAATGTTAAGAATTTGTTGACTTATAGTGCTGATTTCACTAAATCTGTATGGGTAGGGGCAAATTGTAATGCAACACAAACTGCAGTATTAGCACCAGATGGTTCATCGTATGCCCAACACCTAACTGAAACATCAGCTACAGGTTACCACACACTAACTCAATCATTTACAGATAATTCAATAAGCACGTTTAGTATATACGCAAAACAAGCTGAACGAAAGGCATTATTGATATCAAATGTTCCCAATGGAAATTGTATTTTTGATTTAAATGCTGGAGTTGTTAATCAATTGGGGTCTAATTGGACATTACCAACAATAACTCCCGTTGGCAATGGTTGGTATAGATGCACAATAACATCACCAACACAATCATGGGGAAATGTAATTATAGGAGTTACTATTGGTAATAATGGAAATTACACAGGTGATGGTGTTTCTGGGATTTATGTTTGGGGCGCACAAGTAGAATTAGGCTCAACTGCCACTTCTTACGAGCCTAATCCACGATATACACCATTTGAAATAGGTAATTCATTTATACAAACATCAACACCCACTTCATTGAATGAAAAGGACGCATTCTCATATACTGCTAACACATTATATGCGTCTATAAATAATTCATTACCAGATTTTAATTCTAACACCAATTACGCTATCACTAATATGACAGAATTGGTTATTGGTGACTCTGCAGTAAATCCGGGTAGAACACTTAATGGAACGATTAAATATTTTAGATACTATCCTAAAGCATCTAATTCTTCTACTCTCTTTGCACTTACAGCACCGTCATATTCATATTTTAACACAGAAAATGGTTTTGATTTCCTACTCATGGAAGATGGATCATCAAGACTAACAGCAGAATGGAGTACATAAATGCCCAATACAAAAATCTCAGCATTACCATCAATCACTTTAACAGGTTCTGAAATTGTTCCTGTAGTTACTGGAGGTACTAACTATGGTGTAACTACTTCTGCCATTGCTGCGCTAAAGACTGCAGGAGCATCTAACCAAGTTATTTACAATTCTGGTGGTACTCTTGTTGGTGATGTTGGTATTACATATACGCTAGGTAAGTTAGCAGTGGCTAATACTATCACCATATCGTCACCGAGTACAGTGGCTAATCTGCCGTCTGTTCTGATCGGTTCCAGATCATTTGTGACCGACGCTACAGCGAACACTTGGGGAACGGTTGTGGTGGGTTCTGGTGCGTTTAAAGTGCCAGTGTGGAGTGATGGTGTGAGTTGGTTTATTGGGTAATCTAAATGACTACGATCTATACGCGAAGTGCAGGTGATTTAGCTAATAATATAGTAACCACTGGACTACCATTAACCAACACTCAAATGAACACTACTCTGGCAGGATTAGTGTCTGGTAAAGTGCCTGATATTGCTGGGTATAATAGACCAAGTGTTAAGCCAGCATTGAAGTTGGATTTTACTAAAGGTAAATTAGACCCTAGAATTACTTTTTCTAGAGCCTCTACGGGCACTTATATAAATCAGTTTGGAGTGTTGAGTACGGCTGGAATTAATGTTCCTAGATTTGAATATGATCCAGTGACTGGTAAATCTTTGGGCTTGTTGATTGAAGAGTCTCGGACTAACTTATTGACGTATAGTAGAGATTTAACTCAGAGTGCTTGGACAAACCGCACTGTTACGGCCACACATGATCAAATTGGGGTTGATGGTTCTATTAATGGCGCAAGTAAGTTAATTGATACGGTATCTGGATCAATTGCACATTTGATTTCGGGAACCTCTGTAGTTACATTATCAACAATATACACATTTTCCGCATATGTAAAAAGTACCGGTGCTACTTGGATTTTATTTGGACAGGATATTATTGGAACAGGATATTTTTCATTCAATGTTGTTACTGGATCATTTGGTGTTTATACTGCAGGTACATATATAAGCAGATCATCAACAAATGTAGGCAACGGATGGTGGAGAGTTAGTATTACATATACTGCCGCATATACAACCGCATCTGGTGCAATATTCATCAATAACATGGATTCTAATAATCCAGCTTTTGTTGGCACCGGATTATTGGGACTAAATGTAGATGGTGCTCAACTAGAAATAGGACCATCTGCTACATCATATATTCCAACAACAACAGCAGCCGCAACAAGAACATCGGATATTGCTCTTATGAGTGGTATTAACATTAATACGTGGTGGAATCAATCACAAGGAACATTTTTTGCTGAAGGGGATCAATTTGTTGGTGCAGGTGGACAAGCATCATTTATGGACCTGTATCAAGATGGTAACAATAAACTATCCATACGAACATCACAAAGACTTTATATTGCAGCAAGTTCTACCATAGGGTTTGATCTTTCTACATTAACTCAGGGACAAACACACAAAATATCAATTGCATATGGTAGTCAAAATGGATTAGGATTTGCAAAAGATGGTTCTGCCATAACAACTGGTGGACTACAAGTATTTTCGGCACCATCGCCAACACTTTATATAGGTGTGGCAGATGCAAATTTATATTATCTAAACGGCCACATTAGAAATGTAACATATTACAACATAAGACTACCTGATCAAACTTTACAAGCATTGACAGCATAGTATAAATAGTAAACAGATAAAGGATTTAAAAAAATGTCAGATTATTTCTTAAAAGCGAACACAGCAGACGAATTATACACAACACTTCAGTCTGTTGATATTGTCATGAAAAATGATGGTACGTATTACGCAAAGCCACCGTATGCATTAGATTTTATTGGAACTGTGCATAAGCCCACTGGAAATACTATTACGCAAACTTCAGACGATGGCACGACATTTTCATATCCAGAACAAGCACCAATTGAAGGTATTCATGCAAACTTACGCGCAAATCTAACAACAGATCAAGAAGACGGTATTGCAATTATTAGAATCAATTCTCCAGCAAATCCATATAGGATTTGGGCGTAATAGCCAAAATAAAAGGAATTATATATGGGATTACTAGGATCAGGACCAAATCAGGTTTCAACAAATTCAGACTTAGGTTCAATGGCGTTTCAGGATTCTGCTGGCGTATCAGTTGGTCAGGCAGAAATGGGAAACTTTGGAATGGAGTATAACGGATTTGTAAATAATGGGGTAACTTATTTTGGCGTGGAAATGAATTCTGATATTGGTGCAAATACTAATACGAATTTTGCCATGCATAGACACTCCACAACTTATGAACCATCATTCATAACATTTAGATCAAATTCTGATGATTACACACACGTTAACGTTACCAACAATCAATATCTAACTTCTATCATTTCTACCGGTACTGCTGGTAATGATTATAAGACTTTTGGTGCAATTCGTATCATGACAGATGGTAATGTGCAAAATACCGCTATTACACAAACATCCGCTCCGGGTAAATTTCTAATTCAGATTACCGCAAATAATTCTATAACCCCATCAAATGTGTTATCTATTATTAATAATGGTAACATGTCTCTTGGTGGAGCAGATGCCAATACTTACGCATTGTTGGATGTACAGTCTACCACTAAGGGTGTGCGTTTACCAAATATGACTACAGTGCAAAAGACAGCTATTGTGCCAGTGGCTGGGTTGATGGTGTTTGATATTACACTTGGTAAAATGTGTGTGGCGAATAGCACAGCATGGCAAACCGTAACATCGGTGTAATATGCTGATATATTCTTCTTATATTATGTGGAATGTAATTTATGGTGAAATGATGGAGTATTGTGGGTGGGGCATTTCGGATTCTAAAAAGAAACCTGAAAATAGGGATAAGGAATAGTATGGCAGCATTAAAAAGCAGAGAAGAATTTACCGACTATTGTCTCCGTAGATTGGGCGCTCCTGTGATCGAAATTAACGTTGATCCTGATCAGGTTGATGATAGAATTGATGATGCTATACAATATTGGCAAGATTGCCATAATGAAGGAACTCAGAAGTTTTATTGGATTCATAAAATAACACAAAATGATATTAACAATATGTGGCTTGATGCCTTGCAAGCTACAGATTCTGATGGTGATGGGGTTGAGATTATAGGCGTTACTAGAATATTTCCATTGACCGATTCACAAGCCTCGGTTTCAATGTTTGACTTAAGATATCAATTGCGATTAAACGAATTGTATGATTTTACATCGGCAAGTTATATTAATTACACTATGACCATGCAACATCTTCGAAGTTTGGAGCAAATGTTTTCTGGTGAACAACAGATTCGTTGGAATAGGGCTATGCAAAGATTGTATATTGATTGGGGATGGAACGATTATAGCGTTATTGTTGGTCAAGTTGTTATCATGGAGTGTTATGGAAATGTAGACCCAACAAAATACCCAAATGTTTGGAATGATAGATTTTTAAAAGGTTATTCAACTGCTTTGATAAAAAGGCAATGGGGAACTAACATGAAAAAACATAAAAACATTCAACTACCGGGTGGCGTAACACTCAGTGGTCAAGAAATATTTGATGAAGCCACCGTAGAAATTGATCAATTGCACCATGAAATGGAAACAAATTTTGGGGGAATACTCGAATTCCAAATGAACTAGTGGTATAATACAAAAGTGTCCTTCTTGGTACGTCAACACCGAAGGACTTTAATACTAAACAGGAGTATCAATATTTGTATGTATAGCTACAGTGAAACTAATATCCCGCCAGAATTTTACATTTATGCGTGGTTGCGAGAAAATGGAACCCCGTATTATATTGGAAAAGGTATCAAAAAAAGAGCGTGGCACAGTTGCAAAAAACATAGACCACCTAAAAATAAATTCAATATTGTTATAATGGAAGCTAATTTGTCTGAACTTGGTGCGTTTGCATTAGAAAGAAGATACATTTCATGGTATGGTAGAAAAAATGCGGGAGGTGGGTTACTAATAAACAATACAGACGGTGGGGATGGTGCTTCTGGTTGGAAATTTTCGGAAGACTCTAAGTTAAAAATGAGTAAACTGAAACAAGGTGATAAAAATAATAGATTTGGAACTAAGCACAGTGAAGAAAGTAAACAAAAGACTAGAAACAAACTAATTGGTAGAGTTTTTAGTTTAGATACCAAAGAAAAAATGAGAATATCAAAAACCGGAAAATTGCATGAAAAAGTTTCTTGCAATTTTTGTGATAAACTATATAGTAAGGGTGCTGGAATGGCCGCACATATAAGAAGATTTCATATGGAAGTGTGTACATAACATGGCTACAAGTAAATATTTCAATAATTACAACTCTAAACACACTGAGCAAAGACTTGTTGAAGATTTGATTGTCGAATCCATAAAAATTATGGGATTTGATTGCTATTACCTACCAAATACAAATGACGCCGCAAGAGATTTATTATTTGGAGAAGACCCTCTTAAGAAATTTGAATCGGCATTCCAACTTGAAATGTATCTTTCTAACGCCACTGATTATAATGGTGAAAGAGAAATGTTTTCTAAATTTGGGTTAGAAATTAAGAACCAAGTAAGCGTAATAGTATCCAAAAGAACATTTACACAAAGAGTTCCACAAGACACATTTACTCGCCCAAGAGAAGGTGATTTAATCTATGTACCATTTTTAAATGGTACGGGAGAATTGTATGAAATCAAATTTTGTAACCAGAATAAAGACTATTTCATGTTGGGTAGAACTGTTCCATATTTTTATGAACTTGAACTAGAGAAATTCCGTTATTCTCAAGAAGTCATAGACACTGGCATTGATGATATTGATTCAATTGTTACGGATTCTGGATACACACTTCATCTTAATACTGGGGTTGGTTCTGGAAATTATACCATAACGGAGATCGCATTTCAATCTAATGACAATACGTTGTCTAATGCATATGCATACGGAACAGTGCAGGAATGGTTGCCTTTGACTAATGAATTATCAATAACAAATATTTTTGGTGAATTTGTCGATAATATGGCTATAATTGGACAGACAAGTAATGCACAGTATTTCTTGTCTTCTTTTGACCCATTAAATTCACCCGCCAAAAAAGAAATGTATGACAATGAAACAATTCAAACAGTTTCACAGGGCATAATCAATACTTCCGAATATAACCCACTTGGAGGATTATAATGTCCACAAATAACCAGATGATCCGCAAGTTTACTATTGCGTTTGGTGAAATGTTTTCTAATATTCCACTAGTAAGATATAATCCAGATGGAACAGAGCAAGAGAGGTTTATGGTTCCTATATCTTTTGCCAATAAAGAAAAGTATGTAAAACGACTTGAAGGTGATCCAGACCTAGATAAAAAAGTTCAAGTAACATTACCGAGAATGGCATATGAAATGAACGGTCTAAAGTATGATGCGACAAGAAAGCAAAATACTAATATACAAAACTTTTCACAATCTGGTTCAGTTACATCGGCACAATACATGCCAGTTCCATACAACTTTGATTTTTCTTTATATCTAATGGTGAGAAACCTTGAAGATGGTCATCAAATAATAGAACATATTTTACCATATTTTACCCCAGATTACACGATAAAAATTAACATGATTCCCGAAATGGGAATAGTTAAAGAAGTTCCCATCATTTTGAACAACACGGAATTTACGATTGATGATGATGGAGATAGAAATTCAGACACCAGAGTAATCATATGGACACTCAACTTTACACTTAAGGGGTTTATATTTGGTGCAGATTCACCCATAGGCTTAATAAGAACTTCAATAACAAACATATATAATAATATAACACCAACACAGAATATAGTTTTTAATGTGTCAACTGGTGGAATTGGAAACTTTACTGTTGGCGAAATTGTATACCAAGGACAATCTCCTTTGCTATCAACAGCGTCAGCTACTGTTGTTAATTGGAATTTATCAAATAAGCAACTTACCGTTACAAATGCTTTGGGTAATTTTATATCATCGTTGCCTATCATAAGTTCGGCCAGTAATGCAGAATGGTTGTTCAACTCATATAACATAATTCCAATAGAACTATCAAAAATTGTTATTACACCAAATCCATTGACTGCTAATGCAAATAGTTCATATACATACACAACTAAAATAACAGAATAACATTATGAGCAAATTTGATAAATCAATGGAAGATATCTTTGATATTGAGCCAACTAAAATAACATCATTAATTGTTCCACGTGAAACATTATCTGAAACATTATCATCCAATACTTCACTTGATCTAACAAAAGATTTGAGTGATGCATATGAACAGACTAAAGATAATCTACAGGAATTGATTGATAATGGTAAAGAAGCATTAGAAGATGTTCTTCGAATAGCCAAAGAATCAGAGAATCCTAAAGCATTTGAAGTTTACTCTGCAATGCTCAAGAACATTGTAGGTGCTAATAAAGAACTATTGGCAGTACAAAAACAAATGCGCGATATGGATAAGAATGCTAAAAATTCTGGTGGTACTACTATTGATAAAGCAATATTTGTGGGTTCTACATCAGAGTTGGCAAAATTGATTAAGGGTAATAAATAATGAAAAAATTCAAAGACTTCATCAACGAAAGTTCAACAGAATCCACAACGGGTTGGATTAATCACACAAACTTACTTGATCATATACATAAAAAAGCATTATCTAAGTTAGTAAGCCACGATTATCACAAATCCATTGAAAACCATAACATTTTACACAATGGAAACATTTTTTATAGACATAATAAAGATGAATTTGGAAGGCATTCTGTGGATGTGGCATCAAATGCAAAAGATAACGAGGGGACTACACATCATGCAACTTTTCACTTAAGCCCTTCCAATCAGAATATATCTCATGCTGAACTGAAAAATACAAAGAAAACTAATAATGGGAATGAAACTAAGAGAATTCGGTCACATGGATATGAAGGTGATAAATAATGGCACTACTTGATAAAAAAGACTCTTATAGAGACTCCCCACTCCTTAAGAGGGCTGGTGTAGAGTTGAATTATACTCAGGCACAAGTTGAAGAGTATATGAAATGTGCAAAAGACCCTGTATACTTTGCCATAAATTATATGCAGATTGTTAACGTCGATGAAGGGCTGATGCCATTTAAGATGTGGGACTTTCAAAAAGAGATGCTTAATGTTTTTAAAGACAATCGATTTGTTATAACTAAATGTCCTCGCCAAATCGGAAAATGTTTTTCTGTAAATACTCATATACGCTTGCGTAATAAAACGACAGGTGATATAATAGAAACATCTATAGGAGATTTTTATGACAGAGAAAAAGCTAACATACTACGAAAAGAACAAGGAAAAGGTTCTTAAACAACAGCAAGAAAAACGTAATGCAAAATATGAAGGAAAAATTGAAGGTGTTGACTACATAGCATGTAAAGAATGTGGATTCCATAGCTCGGAACTTGCCACGCACATCACCATAAAACATGGGATGACAATTGATGAATACAAACTTAAACACAATGTTGATTCAGTAAAAAGCCAATCATCCAGAGATAGAGTAAAAGGAAACAAAAATCCAGCATATCAACATGGTGGAACACTCAGTCCATATTCAAAGAAATTCATTTATGCAGATACAACTGATAGGGAAGAGGTATTTGCAAAAGTTAAAAAAACGAAGATCGACAATAATTCAGACCAAACGAAACTTAAATATTGGATTGAAAAGTGTGATGGGGATATTGCACTGGCAGAAGAACTATATAAAGATAGGCAAACAACATTCAATCTAGTAAAATGTATAGAGCGTCATGGTGAAGTTGAAGGTCAAAGGGTTTGGTTAGCAAGGCAAGAAAAGTGGCATAAATCATACAAGAAAAGTACATTTAGTAAAATTTCACAGGTATTGTTCTGGAATATTTCTGCACAATTAAAAGACCTATCCACCATTTTCTTTGCTCAACTTGGGGAAGATAAAAAGCCAGATTATTCGGGAGTGAATAATGAAGTTAGGCTTACATTAGATAAAGTAATACTTCCAGATTTTATAGATATTGAAAGTAAAAAGATTATTGAGTTTGATGGAACATATTGGCACGGTGAGGTTGGGCGGGGAAACAAGGAACGAGAATCTACACGGGATGAAATTCTTAGAAGTAATGGCTATAAAGTTCTTCACATAAAAGAATATGATTTTAAAAATGATAAACAAGGAACAATTGATAAATGTCTAAACTTTCTGAGACAATAGACCGAAAATTCATAGACTCCATTACACTAGATGATGAGTGGGAAATTGAATCTGATACTGGTTGGGTTCCTGTAACACACATACATAAAACAATTGAATATGTTGAATGGGAATTGTCAACATGTGATGGGCTTGATTTAGTCTGTGCAGATGATCATATAGTCTTTGATGATAAAATGAATGAAGTATATGTCAAAGATTTGATACCATACAAGTCTTATATTATGACAATCAATGGGATACAGATGGTCACTCATGTTAAAAAACTAGACAAATCTAGCAACATGTTTGACCTTACTGTGGATTCTGATGATCATAGAATGTACACCAATGGCATTCTATCACACAATACAACAACTTCGGTTGCATTTTTACTCTGGCTTACGCTATTCTCAGATTCTCAAAACGTAGCAGTTCTTGCCAATAAAGGATCATTAGCCAGAGATATTCTAGCTAAGTATCAATTAGCATACGAAAATTTACCACCTTGGTTGCAACAAGGCGTGGTGTCATGGAACAAAGGCTCTATCGAACTTGAAAATGGTTCTAAAATTTTAGCGTCATCAACATCATCGTCTGCAGTTCGCGGAGGATCATTCAATTGCGTTCTACTTGATGAGTTTGGTTTTGTTCCAGCCAACATCCAACACGAATTCTTCAACTCTGTATACCCAGTTATTTCTTCAGGTAAGACTACCAAAATTATCATTGTATCGACCCCTAACGGGATGAATTTGTTCTATAAGCTATGGATGGATGCCTTGGGTAAGAAAAACGGCTACAAGCCGTTCTCGATCCATTGGTCTATGGTTCCCGGACGTACCGAAGAGTGGCGTGAAGAAACCATTAAAAATACTAGCATAGAACAATTTAGACAAGAATTTGAGAGTCTTTCTTGTGATACTTTGATCAACATTAATGGAGAATCAATTCCTATAGGAACATTATATGAAAAGTTTTCTGAGGAAGAACATAATGTCTAACCTTCCTACTTCAATAGTCCTTAACCACAAAAAACTAAAAATAGAATCCCCAGAAGGCTTTGTTGACTTTCTGGGGGTCAATAAGATTACTAAAGACTCTTATATCCACTTAAAGTTTACAGACGGTACAGAACTAAAATGCTCAGAGGATCACCCTCTAATGACTATAGATGGTATAGTAAGGGCAAAGAATCTAAACAAAAAAATACTCATTGAAAATAAATTTGATGGGTGTTTTATCACGTCTAAGCGACACATAAAAAGAAAAATCCACCTTTATGATATTGTTAACTCTGGAACTAAACATTTATACTACTCAAATGGAATAGTATCACATAATTGTGAATTCCTTGGTTCCACAAATACACTAATTTCAGGTGAAAAACTTCAACAACTAGTGTACAATGAACCAGTATATGAACACGACAAAGTTAAGATTTTTGAACGTCCAATTAAAATGGACGACGCCAATCAAAAAGATCATATGTACTGCATGACTGTGGATGTATCTGAAGGAAAAAATTTAGATTCTTCTGCATTTTCTGTTTTTGATATTTCACAAATACCATATAAACAAGTAGCATCATACCACAGTTCTTCAATTTCTCCTGTATTATTTCCAACAATAATTTACAATGCCGCAAGATTGTATAATGACGCATTTATATTAGTAGAAATAAACAACACACCACAAGTTGCTGATACATTACATTCTGAGTTAGAGTATGAGAATCTTTGGAAAGTGTTTACAGGGAATAAAAAACCACAACAATTATCTGCTGGGTTTGCCAGAGGTGTTCAGCTTGGCGTGAAAATGTCTCCACAAGTTAAACGCATTGGCTGCTCAAATATGAAAATGATGGTTGAGTCCAATAAACTCATAATAAATGATTTTGATACCATATCGGAACTAACCACATTCATTGCAGATAAGAATTCATTTGCAGCAGAAGAGGGGTCAAATGACGATTTGGTGATGACACTGGTGTTATTCTCTTGGGCGTCTACACAAAAATACTTCAAAGAAATTGTTTCACTTGATATCAGAAAACAAATGCAACTTGAAGTGTTGAATCAAGTTGATGAAGATACATTGGTAGCGCCCATAATAGATAGCCCATATTCAGAGCACTTGGAACTTTTTGACGGGGATTTGTGGGATTCTACATCAGGTGGTGGTGTTTATGATGGTTTTTTTAGAGATATGATGAGAAATCTATAAAAATAATGTTCTATAAATACTCTCATGGTAACTAATACCAAATAACAGAATATTTCAAGGAGAAGACACAAATGGCTATTTCTCAACTATCTCCGGGAGTTGGCATAAACGAAGTGAATCTGACAACTATTGTCCCTTCCGTTTTAACTACTGCTGGTGCTTATGTCGGTCCCTTTGCTTGGGGACCAGTAAACTCTATAATCCCAACAAGCACAGAACAAGTAATGGTTTCTACTTTTGGAAAACCAAATAACACTAACGCAAACTCTTGGTTTACTGCAGCTTCATTTTTATCTTATGGAAATAACTTAAATTTGGTTCGTACAGCAAATAGCGCAACATATAATGCAACATCTTCTGGGACTGCAAACGTGCAAATTCAGAATGCACAAGCTTTTCAATATACATATTTACCATCTGGTTCTGCAAATACATTTGGTCCATTTGTTGCAAGATATCCCGGTATTCTTGGTAATTCCATAACTATTGCAGTTTTAGATGGCGGAGCGAATTCTGCACAATTCAGTAATTGGAGTGTTCCTGTTTTAAATTCTACTGGGTATCCATATGCTAATGTGGCACTGGCTGGATTTTTTGGAACCGCACCCGGAACTTCTTATAATGCATCTCAACTTGGTTCTGTTAACGATGAACTGCATATTGCAGTTGTTGATACAGGTGGACTAATTTCTGGTACACAAGGAACTGTTTTGGAAGTTTTTCCATTCTTATCTAAATCGACAGATAATGTAGACAAAAATGGGGTTACGAATTATTACAAAACTGCAATTTTCAATACATCATCTTACATTTATGCCGTTGACCAAATAAACTATACATCAAACAATGGTCAAGCAAATTCATGGGGACAAACAACAGCTAATGTGGCATTTGCTACGTTAAATGGGCCACAGTCTATTACATTAAGTAAAGGAACTGAAGTGTATCCAACAGATGGTGATATTGTAAGTTCTTACACTTTATTATCTGATCCTATTTATTCACAAGTTTCTCTGTTGATGACTGGTCCTTGGGATGCAACAGTTCAACAAAATGCAATAAATATTGCCGCAGGTAGAAAAGATTGTGTGTGTTTTGTATCTCCACCACAATCTGCAGTAGTTAATAATTCCGGAAATGAACAAACTAGTGTTATTTCATGGTTTAATGGACTATCTTCTATTACGGGTGGTCCAACAGGAAGCTATGGATTTGCTGATTCTGGATGGAAGTATATGTTTGATCGATATAATAATACATATCGCTGGGTTCCATTGAATGGGGACACTGCAGGATTGTGTGTAACTACAGATTCCACAAATGCTCCTTGGTGGTCTCCTGCTGGTTTTAATCGCGGTGTAATCAAGAATGTAACAAAATTGGCATGGAATCCAACAAAGCCAATGAGAGATGCAATTTATCCATATGGTATAAACCCTGTTGCATCATTCCCCGGAAATGGTACTGTATTATTTGGTGACAAAACAATGCAAACTAAACCATCCGCATTCGACAGAATTAATGTCCGTAGATTGTTTATTGTACTTGAACAAGCAATTTCTAAAGCAGCACAATATTCATTGTTTGAATTCAATGATCAGTTCACTCAGGCACAATTTGTTGCTTTGGTCACACCTTTCTTGACACAAATTCAAGGACAGCGTGGTATTACTTCCTTCAAGGTTGTTTGTGACGCTACAAACAACACACCATCGGTAGTTAATTCCAATCAGTTTGTTGGCGATATATATATTCAACCAGCAAAATCAATCAATTATATTCAGTTGAATTTTACTGCAGTTGGTGTCGGTGTTAACTTTTCTACTGTTGTTGGTCAAGCGTAATAAATAAAAGATAATTAGGAGAAAATAATGGCAACACCATTTCAAATCGACAGTTTTAGATCAAACTTTGTGGGGGATGGAGCAAGACCAAACCTGTTCCAAGTTATTTTAACACCACCAACGGCATTACAAACATCAACTGTTTTAGATGCTGACTCATTTTCATTTATGGCTAAGGCCGCACAATTACCCGGTTCAACTATTGGTACAGTTCCTGTTTATTACTTTGGAAGAGAAATGAAATTTCCGGGTAATCGAACATTTGCCGATTGGACTGTCACTGTTATCAATGATGAATCCTTCAAGATAAGAAATGCCATTGAAGAGTGGATGAATGCAATCAACGGTAACGCTAGTAATGTGCGATCTGGTGGAAATGTATCACCAGTTTCATATACCACGCAAGGTTTAATCAATCAATATAGCAAAAATGGAAGCAATACAAATGTTGGGGAAACTCAACCGGGAGTATTGAAAAGTTACAACTTCTATGGTATGTATCCTGTTGATATCTCTCCTATTGATATGGATTGGGGAACAAATGATACTATAGAAGAATTTACTGTCACATTTGCTTACCAATACTGGACTTCAGCCGCAACAACGTAATAAAAAGAAGGGGCTAGTCCCCTTCTACTATTATAAATGAGTGTACTAAATACTACATCCAATACGGATTCAACTGTGAAAGAAATTATATAATGGCCGGACCCAATTCAAAATTTTCACTTTTTGGTTTTACTATATCAAAGAATGAAGACCAAGAAGCTACACAATCATTTACTCCACCTTCTGCGGATGATGGGGCTTTAACTATAACTAGTGCTGCATACTACGGCACATATGTTGACATGGATGGTTCTGCGAAAAATGAAGTTGAGCTAATATCTAGATATAGAGAAATGGCGATGCAACCAGAAATTGAATCTGCGATTGATGATATTGTAAATGAAGCAATTTGCCAAGATGATGATGGAAAAATTATTCAAATTGTCCTAGATGATCTTAAGCAACCTACAAAAATTAAAGAAGCTATCAAGACCGAATTCAATACAATACTACGACTTTTGAATTACACCGACATGGCTCAGGATATTTTCAGACGATATTATGTCGATGGAAAGCTTTATTATCATGTAATTGTGGATAAAGAGGCTCCAACACAAGGGGTTAAAGAATTAAGATACATAGACCCCAGAAAATTAAAAAAAATCCGTGAAGTTAAAAAGCAAAAAGATGACCGTACAGGAGTTGAAGTAGTAAACACTGTAAATGAATATTACATCTTTAATGATAAGGTATCTACAGGCTCATCATCGAACTACGGGCCTGTAGGAACTAGAATCACCACAGACTCTATAGTATCTATCGTATCAGGTCTTATGGACTCCCGTAGGGCCGTTGTACTGTCTTATTTACACAAAGCAATCAAACCACTCAATCAACTTAGAATGATTGAAGATGCCACGGTGATTTACCGTATTTCACGCGCCCCTGAGCGTAGAATTTTTTACATTGACGTTGGTAACTTACCTAAGTTAAAAGCCGAACAATATCTGCGTGATATTATGGTAAAGTATAAAAATAAACTTGTATATGATGCAAATACAGGTGAAGTTCGTGATGATAGAAAATTTATGTCAATGATGGAAGACTTTTGGTTGCCTCGTAGAGAAGGTGGCAAAGGAACTGAAATTACAACACTTCCCGGTGGACAAAATCTTGGTGAACTAGAAGACGTTAAATATTTTGAAAAGAAATTATACAAGTCGTTGAACGTTCCTGTTTCTAGATTGGACCCAAATAGTTCAGGATTTTCTTTAGGTAGAGTTGGCGAAATAACTAGGGATGAATTAAAGTTTGCTAAATTTGTTGGCCGAATGCGAGCCAAATTTTCAGATTTGTTTGATCAATGCCTTAGAGTACAGTGTGTGCTTAAAGGAATTTGTACAGATGATGAATGGCAAGAATTCAAAGAACACATACACTACAATTTTATTAAAGATAACAACTTCTCTGAGCTAAAAGAAGCTGAATTAATGAAAGAGCGTTTAAGTTTGTTGCAGGAAGTTGATCCATACACTGGACGATACTTTTCTCAGGCTTGGATTCAAAGAAATGTTCTGAGATTGACTGATGATGAAATCAGTAAAATGGCATCTGAAATTGAAGAAGAAAAAGAAGCTGGCGAAGGATTGCCAATGTCCGTTATGAATGACGTTGCACAACAACAAATGGTTTCTAATATTGGTCAAGAGGACTCTGAACATAAAGCTGAATTGGACAGAGAGACACAATCACAAGCCGCAATTCAACAGGCAAAATTGATCAAAAAACAAGTAAAAAAAGAAGAGATTGAGCCGACTCTAAATATAGTAAAACGTGCCTTAAATGGTTAACAGGAGAACAATAAAATGAACGCAAGAAATTTAATCGACTATGCTGCAAATGATAATGCAGTTGATTTTAGACAAGCCATGTATGCAGCAATTCACGATAAAGTATCCGCGCATATTGACGCTAAAAAACAAGAAATAGCCCAAGGGTTGGTTACACAATCGGAAAGTGCGAGTGATTGGGAAGCTGAAAAAGAACATAAGCCATCAAAGTCTTCTGATGCTGATAAAAAGCATGTTGAAAAATATAAAGCGGGTATGACGAAGACTAATGACAAGATTACATCCC